CAATTTTTTCAGCCAACATACTGAAGCCCTCCTTTACATCTTGTGCAAACTCATCATCAGCACTCGCTCCCTTGTCAGACTCTTTACCCTCGTCTTTAGGAGTTTCTTTTTCCTTAATCTCCTTTATCACGCCCCCTTCCACTACAAGGGTACGTTCGTCCTTCAGCAAATAATCACCATCAGCAAGCGGCTTTTCAGCATCCTCGCCTCCGTCCGTCTTTTGCTTCACCTTATCTCCTACAGCAGGCTCTTCAGCCTCTGTTTCTACCGTGATAATATCACCATTTGCCAGCGTCAAATCCACATCAAATAATGATTTACCAAACATTGCCATTAAGGCACGTGCAAAAACACCTTTCTTCTTTTCCATATTATTCTTATTGTTTTTCCTACCCAAATAAGCCTCATAACGACTAAAGAAGTCCCCTAATATATTAGGGTCTTTCTCCAAAATATCGAATACTTCGGGGTTTTCATCTAAAAAATCAGTGAATTTTACCCCTAAATCGTCGTTTTTTGAATGAAAAAGGCTATCAGTAGCCGCAGGGTCATCTACCAAATCCGACGAAATCCACTCAATCAACTCGTGCCCATCAGCCTCTTTCTTTTCCCCGTCCTCCTCGTACTCTTCAATTACGTAATTTGCTAATATCACAATCGAATTACCAAACATATCCGAGTTGCTTTGTGCCATTCGCATAATGTAATCATACATCGTAATGCCACGCCCCTCCACGTTCGTATCCTTTGCAATCTCATCAAGGTACAAGTCGCCAAACAGCTTCTCATCTTCTACTCTGAAGTTCTTGTATCTACCAATGTAAGAGCCTAAAGAGTTATTACACATTGTAGGGTGTCCAAATCGTGCCTTAATGTAGCCGCGCTCCTCGCCTTTATCCTTCAATTCATTCAGAAAACGTTCCGAAAAGTACGTCCCATTCTTATTCATACCCTTCTGAGCGAGTACCACACCGTATATAACGCCTTTTTCAGCGTCAATCTGTTGCGCGCTCGATTGGTTATACTCCGGATTTGCCCTAAACTGATACTTTTTCATTACATTTTTTTCATTACATTTGCAAAATTAATGATAAAGGCAGCAGCGTGTTGCTAATTTATGTTAGCAATCATTTATGTAAGTAATACCTACATTTGCAATGTGATACGCTTGCATTCTTAATTATTTGTATTTCATTTTTAGACAAAAAAAAGCACGCTAAAATAGCGTGCAAAAAAAAACACCTATTGCAGTAGGTGTTTTTTTTAGTGTTATCAATCATTATCGAGGCTCTTAAAATAATAATAAAACAGACCTTTCGTCCGTATTCCCATCTCCCTATGTCCGTTCACCAGTGCCGAAATCTCTGCCTTTGCTAGTCCCAAATCTTTTACCAGTTGCTTATTACCTACCTTATAGCGGTTCATTCTCTCCTGTATCCATTCCGGTGTTACCACCTGAGCCGGAGCCTCTATGTATTTTGTTGCTCCAATCCTCAATTCCCAGCCCTCAAACAAAGGCGCAAAAAGTCCCCGCGCACGTTCCATCAATGCCACCTCGTCTAAGTAATTATCAGCCGGACTGCGTTCCTGCCATACCGCAATCACAAGTTCATTTTTTTCTTTATTAAGAGCCATTATTTTAAAGAATATCCGCGCATATCGCTGATACTGCAATGCCATTTGCTCCAACTTTTCCAGCTGCTCTACTGATAGCAAATCCTTAATCTTATGTACTGCTTTTACATTCATATTACTATTATTTTAAAGAAAGGGGAGGAGTTTTACCTCCCCTTATCATTGTTACAACTCAATTACATTTGCATTTCCTATATCAAAGATAGCTAACTGCTCATTTGCCCTTCCCAGTGATAGTGCTGCTTGCAACTCTTCTACTATCATTACACAGTCGTAATAAAATCGCTTGCTCTGATTATCATACCAACCTCCCACTACATAGGTACTTTGCTTTGCAATCTCAATCACTCTTTTAAGTCCTTCATCTCCAAAACTGTCTTGTGTCATTTTCATTGCTACACAAAAACCTTTTTTAGGAGTTTGAAAATCTAACAGTGAAATAGTGAACCCCTCTTTGTTAGCCTCTGCAATCTGTTTTACTTTATCAAATGTATTCATTTTCTTTTCGGCAGTCTTTATCCAGTCGCCCGCTGTCTTATTATTTAACGATGCAAAGATATGGCAAAAGTTTTAATTATGCAAACTTTTTATCAAAAATTTTTCAACTTTTTTCATACCATACCCCGCATTCTACCAACTCCCCTGCATCATTCTTCATATACAAAACGCGCCCCTTATTAGCCGTCTCCTTTGTAGGGACGATTAATTCCCTAACATCTACATCAAGGGCATTCGCCAACTCAATAAGTACCTTTAAAGACGGGTTACCTACAATTCGAGCATTCAATGCCTGATAGGTTATTCCCAGCGTATTCGCTAAATCATTCAAAGCGATACCCTTTTCTTTTGCAATCTCTTTTATACGTAACATACACTTATAATATTTTAGTTATCACAGTGCAAAGATAATAAATAAAACTATACTTTTATATAAATCAAAAAAAATAAAAAAATAATTTGCAAAAAACTTGCGTATATAAAACTATTGTTTTATCTTTGCAGCGTAAAAATAAAACAATAGTTTTAAACTTAATTTAATAACCTTTTAAATCAATATCAAAATGAAAGAATTAAGCAAAGAACAAGCAATGTATTATTTACTAATAATAAACCCTCTTAATGAAATATTAGAGGGGTTAAATCAAAACAAATTTAATGATAATAGTATATCATATTTAAATCAAAAATTAGAAATATACACCAATAACCTTCTAAAGATACTTAATATAAACTTTAGGGTAGGTGAAAAAATTGAAGGCAAAATGAATGACTATAACAAACAACGTTTTATTAAATACTTTTCATTTATCAAAGAACAATTTACTAAATTTATGTAGAAACAACGCCCTGAGCAAGGCGCAAAAAGGCTCAAAATATCAGTAATAACCTTTTAAATACATAACACTATGACAACCATTAAAGCACTATCAGAAATCAACTTTGATATAACTCTAAAAGTAGCCAAATTAAGAGGCGGTTACGCTATTATCAGCGGCTACAACAAGCTGAGCAAAACCTTCAAAACTGAAGCCCTTGCACAAGCTGAACTTGAAGAAAATCGTTCTCATTATGAATACTGGTCAAAAAGTGCTGCTTCTTCATATGTGAATGCCTATGGTAAAGGGCTTGTTAGAAAAATCTATATTTAACCTTTTAAACCTCAAAAGCAAATGAAAGCACTACACGACACCATAAACGACCGCTATATTATCAGTACCTACTTTGATAAAGCTGCAAAAACATATATCACCAGTGTAACTGACAAACACACTCTTACAAACAAATGTTACATTTTGAACAAAATAAAATGAAAAAAGTAATCAAAATACTTGCGTAATTAAAATACTTACCTTATCTTTGCAGCGTAAAATTAAAACAAGAACAATTATTAACATTAAAACCCAAAGAAAATGAAAGATTTTGTAAAAACAATTAATAGTTCAGATGTATTAAACTACAAAATAAAAGAATTAGAGAGTATATACAAAGAACTATTACCTTCTAATTATCAACTGATAAATGTTCAAGGCTCTATTACAAATGGACTTTCTTTATATGTAAATATAATTAAAGATGGTAAAGATAAACCTTTTGTAATTAGAATTAGCGACCACATAAATGGCGGTAGTATGTTTGGAATAGAAGATTACACCTTGCAATATCAAATGAATGGTACTAATGACCATTTAAACAATGTAAATAGTATGCTTGTATTCTATGGTGATATGAGTAAAATAGAATATAGAAGAATTTTCTTAGAAAACGCAATTAAAGAATACCAAGAATACGGATATTCAGAAGATAGCATACAAATTCAAGGTCTTAGAAAACAACTAAAAGAATTAAAATAGTAACAAAACAAGCCCCTAACATTACATTAGGGGCTTACTTGTAAAATTAAAACAATTCTAACGATTTAACACCCTTAGAAATGAGGGGCAAACATACAAAATAATATGGATAACAGCAAACTTTTCGAATTAAAAATGCCCAAATTCTTACTGGCAGCAGAACCTTCACAAATGCCAAGCGGATTTCATTATATCTATTCACCTCATTACTTATCATTGGTATTGGTAATTAGAGAGCGCACACAGCAGGTAATTCTCAATAATGAATTACGAAGCAAGCCACAGAAGCGATATACCTACAACGACAATGAGCAATTCACACTTGTAGTACTGCAAAATAATATACAACAAACAGGAGGTATCTTATCTCCAGAGATATCCGAAACGCAATTCTTAGATGAAGCGTGGCAATGGTACAACACTAATATGATAACACAAGAATAATATGACACCGCACGACAAGGTAATATACATCATTCAGCAGTTAGAACTATCCGATAGCAAGGTAGCAAGAGCAATTCAGAAGAGTACATCAGCAGCTACACACAAGAGAATGAAGCTCAGAGATAACAAGTTTACTGAGGAAGATTTTCAACGAATACGCGATTTCTACCTCGAAAAACTAAGGAATATAGAAAATTTAGAATAAAAAAACTTCTAAACCTGTCCCACGCAAAAAATAAAAGATAAAAGCCTAAAAAACAGACTTTTATCTTTTTTATTGCTCTTTTGCCACCCCATAGCTCACCCTTATCACACCACAGCCAACAACGAACCAACATCGAACGAACATCGAACCTACACCCCACAAACACCCCGCAAACCCTTACCACACAACGCCCCAATTCAAATTTTATAATTCATAATTCAAAATTCCCCGTCCTTTCACAACACTCCCAAACACCCTACTTTTGCCGTATATTTGTAGTTAATAAGTTAGTCGTTAGCAAGCGACAACATTCTAACGGCTAACTACTAAAGACTAACGACTAATGCTCAACCTTTGCAACCTCCCCGAATCCTTTACGCGCGAAATATCTCACGTGCTCTTGTTTGAAGCCACTTCATTTAGCTTCAATCAGAATTTGCGCGCCCTTACCCCCAATGAAAACAGCTATCTGTTGCGTATCGACCTGCATAACCCCGCGCCTTATAACCGCAAGGTGAGCATCAAACAGCAAAACCACAACGATTACTTCGATATACAAGTCTCCTTGCCCATCTACGATTTGTCTAAGGACACCCGCAAGAAGCTCATCGACTTTCACAAGCAACGCCGTTATGTGGTCGCCCTGGTATCGGAGCAGGAAATGCTGGTAGTAGGCAACGCCCGCGAGCCCTTCACCCTCACTATCGACGACAATATAGTCGATAATGGCAAAGGCTCCGACACCTATATAGTTACCCTCACAGGGCAAACCATTATCTTTCCTAATATCAGTAAGATAACCGAAAAATTCCGTGTCCTTTTCTTTGCCCCGCCTTTGCAATAATTTTGCACCATTAATAATTTGCCGATTAGCAAATTGGCAAATTAGCAAATTGACAAATTATGCTTTTCTCTATCAATTATAATTACCTGGCTGAAAAACTCCCCGAACTCCTCTTAGCCTATCGCAAGGGGAGTTTCGAGAGTGCGCATTGGTATGAAGATTTTGAGCAGCGCAACGCCCCTTTGCAACAAGGGCGCGACGCTTTCCCCGTAGTGGTTGAACTCAAACAGCCCATTGTAAAATACACCTCTTACGGATATATAGGCACCCAATATATAATTTCGCTGTTAGAAGCTCTGGAATCGCACCAAGCCGTTACCGCTATCGTGCTGGACATCGATAGCGGGGGCGGAATGGTTGCAGGCACCGAAGAGCTTGCCAGCGTTATTCGCAGTTTGCGCAAACCTACCGTCGCTTATACCGGCGGTTATATGTGCAGTGCAGCGTATTGGATTGCCAGTGCTTGCGATAAGGTAGTCGCCGCCCCCTTTGCCGATGCCATTGGCAGTATAGGTACGATGTTGAGTTTCCAAGATTTTGCGCCCCTTTTAGAAAAGTACGGCGTAAAAGTACACGAACTCTACGCCCCCGAGAGTAGCGAGAAAAATAAGGCTTGGCGCGACCTTAAAGAAGGTAACGAAAAGGCTATAATGCAGATGCTTTCAGAAGCCAACGCCCGCTTTATCAATAGCGTAAAAGCCTACCGCCCCGATGCTAAAGAAGAAGTATTCAAAGGCAACACTTATGGTGCTAAAAAAGCCAAATCATTAGGATTGATAGACGAAATAATGACACTTAACGAAGTGATTAGTCAATTAGCTAATTAGCCATTGACAAATTGACAAATCGACAAATCGACAAATTAAAAAAGTATGAAACACGCAAAAATCGCCGCTGTATTGGCATTGGCCAGTATCGAGCTAAAAAGCCCCTTATTTGGGAATGAAAAATTTGTGGAGCTCAAAGAATCGCAGCTCGACAAGATTGAAGCCGCCTTAGTAGCTGCTGAAGCTGCTGCCAACAACACTGCCCTCGAGCAGCTTATGGCAGAACTGAAAGCCAACAACGAAAAGCTATTGGCTGAGAAAACAGCCCTTATCGCTGAAAAAGAAGCCCTCGCTACACAAGTAACCGCTCTTACTGCTGAGACCGAGAGCCTCAAAACCGAACTCAACAATCGTCCTGCGCACTCATTGCCAGCTAATGACGGCAAAGAAGAAGAGGTAAAAGGAGAGTTCGATGGCATCGTAGATATGAACGATGCACACAATCAATTAGCAAATTAGTAAATTAAAAATATGGGAAATACAATTAAAGCTACTGAAATTGCAAAAGAGCTCGTACGTTACGGCAACGCCCGTCCTGTCGAACTCGAAGCAGCGATACTCTCTAAAGAAATCCTGCTAAACCGCTACGCCAAACCACTGGGCAAAGTAAAAGGCGAATGGCACATACCTGCTGTATTCATCAGCAATGTAGTGCAAGCCTTTTCCGACAAGTGGACGGGCGCTGGCGAAGTGTCTTTCAAAAAGAAACTTTTGAAAAACTTCCGTCAGAAAATCAACTTCCCTATCAACCCTAACGACATCGTTGGCAGTTGGGAAGAAGCTATGTACGAAGAGGACAAAAAACCTCACGAAATGCCTATCAGCAAGTTCATTATGGGGCTTATCACCAAAAAAGTGATTTCCGACCTCGACCTCATTAGTATTACGGGCAAGTACGATGCCACCCAAGTAGGCAGTACTACCCCCGACTATACCAAAACAATGGACGGACTTAACGAAGTGGTGAACCGCGCCGTTGCCGATACAAGCAACCCTGTTTTCCACATTCCTGTAGATGCAGGGGTAACAAGTATTGTAGACCGCGTTACTAAGTTCGAAAAAGGCTTGCCAGGGGGCGTGAAAGTGAAAACACTCTTTATCTCTCTCGAAGAGTTCAACGACTATGTAGAGCTACGCGAAACACCTGCTAACCAATACATCGACTTCAACGATCCGCAACGTGGCAAAACCAAATACGGACGTGACTTGGTAGGTGTACCAGGATTGAAAGCGGGGCGTATCATCGCTTGGGTAGACGGTAACCTCTTCCGCCTATACGACCGCGTAGATAACCCTGCGCGTATCAACGATGTACAGGTGCAAGATTACCTCGTGAAAATATTCTCTGAATGGCACTTGGGCTACGATTTTGCCGTAAACCAATACCTATTCGTGGAAACCAACGATGCTCAGAAAAAACGAGGATTGAACAACGATGAGCAAAACAAGTTGTTCTACCCTAACCTCGTATTAGCATAGTTCACCAATTAGCAAATTAGCCAATGTGCTAATTTGCTAATTGACAAATCGACAAATTAACAAATTAAGATTATGGCAAAAGAAGAAGAAAAAAATACACCCGTGTCAGAAGCCTCTACCGAAAGCAACGATACACAAGCGCAAGCCCTCAACGAGCGCGAAGCTGCTCTCAACGAGAGAGAAGAAGCCCTCAACCGCCGTGAACACGCACTCAATGAGGTTGAAAAACATCTCAACGCGCGCGAGCAACAACTCGACCAATATGAGGAGCAACTTAAGGGAAGCCCCGAAAAACCCACAGAAGAAGCGCCTCACAAAGGTCACGAGTTTACATTCCGCAATGTGAATTACAAATTTACCGACGACGCGCCTCAAGTGTTGCTCATTGGCGGTGAATCCCTCTCACAAGAAGAAATCGCTAATGACGAGGAGCTACTCCTTCAACTTATCGGCGGACACTCACCGTTAATTAGCAAATTAGCAGATTAGTAAATTAACAAATTAAGATTATGGCAAAAAGTTGTTTTGATAACGTACCACACGAAAGCCTCGATGCTTGTCCTAACGACGAAGTAAGCGGAGGCATCAGCACGCGCATTTTGTACGCCCCCAAGGCGTTTGTAGACAAATGCGTATTGCCCGCCAATACCGGCGAACTTGGCAAAGCCAACACCATCGAAGACGGTAACCTTACCCTTATCGCTACCAAGAATTTCAAAGGTATCGATGCACAGATAGACGAGGGAGAGCTTAAAACCTCACTCGTTGGCAATGCTGGCAACAAAAAAGCGAAAACCGAGTTAGAGCTAAAAATACCTCGCTTTAGCGATGTAACCCTCGACTTCATCAGCCGTTATAAGAACGTGCCGATGATATTCGTAGTCCCCGATGCCCAAGGCACTCTATGGGTAATAGGCACCAAGATTAACCCTGCTTATATGGATACTGCCGAAGCCACTACCGGCAAAAAAGCCGAAGATGATAGCGGTATTACCCTCAAAATCATCACAAACTCAAAACTCTACAAATATGCAGGAACCATCGCCGAATCATAAGTACTTTAAGTCGCTCCTTCCTGAAGGTACCGCCTACTATACCCTACCTAAAGAGTTGGGGGGCGGACTTCAGGTGGTCGATTTAAGCCGTATACCTCATAATATCATAAACCTATACCTGGCGGGCTTTCCTTACTATGCCTTGCAAGAAGAAGCTGCCGAGCTACTACAAGCCCTCAGCACCGAAACCCTGCAACAGCTCATTGAGAAAAAGAAAAAGCAATACCCGCCTGATGTCCCTATTTTGGAGCGCGCCTTGGCACTGAAAAAAAGTCGTTAATGATTAATTACCGAGAACAATATAAACGTTTGCTTATAGAGTACGAACGCCTTGGAGGCAACCTTCAGGGCGTTCCTCGCTTTTATTCGCTGGAGAACGAGGCAAAGCTAAAAGCAAAACTAAAAAGCCTCATCCCCCGTTCCCCCCCCCCCCCCAACGAGGGGGGGGAACCCAAACACGAAAAAACCTCTA